CGCCAACCTTCCAACCCGCACCCACCAGTTCCGGCATCGAAGTCCAGTCCGTCACGATCACCGGAGTCCCACAAGCCTGCGCCTCCACGATCGGGATACCGAACCCCTCGCCATACGACGGGTTGAGGAGCACGTCGAACGAGTTGTAGAGCCCGGACAAGGCGCCGGGAGGGAAGACGTGCTCGAGGTTCACCTGTTCCGTGAACCTGACCTGTTCGTCGTTCACCTCGAACCGTTCCAGCATCCGGTACAGGTTCAGGCCGTTGCGAAAGCCGCTCATCTCACAGTGGAGGTAGAGGATCGCGTCCGGGTGCGACTGCTGGAAGATCGAGAACGCGAGGAACGCCTCACTGAATCCCTTGCGTGCCGGCGATTGGCCCTGGTTGTTCGCGACCATGCCGACGACGAAGGCGTCCTCCGGAAAGTTGAGGAGCTTCCGCATCTCGCCTCGGTCGCGCGGCGTGAACATCTCTGTGTCGACGCCATGCGGGACGTAGAGAGGATCCAATCCTGCATCTTGTAGAGCGGACTCTCCGAACCGCGACATCGCGATCGGGACAGCACCCGTCTCTTTGAGGAAGTTCACGACCGCCGGGACAGCAGGGTTGTGATCGACAGGGCACCAGCACGCGAGACGGCCCTGCTGGTCGATGGCCCGGAACGTCTCAGGGTCGAGCGGCCATACGTCGAACAGGGTGATCATCGTGCAAGGCTGGCCCTGGCCGTGGTGCATGGCCCACTGGTAGGCGGTTCGGTTCCAATCCTCGCCGGCGTAGATGTGGATTCCGCCGCCCCATTTGATCGGGCCGCCGTTCAGGCCGAACCCGCTGCTGATGGCGAGGTCGATGTTGTCGAGGGCGGCGATCCGTGGCGCGAACAGAGCGGTCTGCTGGCCGTAGCCTGTGGGCACCCATGGGCAGACGCTATGCCAGAGGATCTTCCGCTTAGTTGTCCCGGTGTTGTTGTTCATGCGTATGACTGTGCCTGGTCGACGTCGGCGAGCTCGTCGAAGTAGTCGGGTGCCCGCTCGAGCGCCTCATCGCCTTCGTAGGCGCGCGTGCGTCCCTCGTGGAACGCCTTGTCGATCCCGTCAACGTTCATAATGAACGACTGGTTCGCGATGTAGACCTTTCCTGTCTTCCTTGGCCTTGCCATTCTGGTGCCTCCTTATCCCGGTGGGTTGCGGGTCGGCCCCGGGACCGGACCGACCCGCACGATCCGCTGTCGTTTTCTAGAGCACGACCAGCGACTGGAAGGCGGAGTTGGCACTCAGCGTCGGGCTGAGAACCTGCGAGCTTGTCCGCCAGTACATGAACAGTCCACGCTGCCCGGTCGGGTAGCGGTTGATGCTGCCGAACAGGTGCGGGATGAACTCGATGTTCATGCCCACGCGGTCGACGATGGCGAAGTAGTTGAAGTCGCCGACGATCAAGATCGTCGAGTTCGACGTCGTGACTGCTCCGCTCATGCTCGACCACTCCGCTGCCGGGTAGCCGATCAGCTCCGGCGGCAGGTTGCCCTGCAACTGGACCCAGATGTTCACGCCGTTGCTTGCGAACTGGCGCACCTTCTGGAACGTCGCCCTGTTGCCGACGATGGTCGCGTTCGGCCGGTACCTCGGCGAGAGCGCGTTGTCGAGGGAGAACAGGTCGGCTACCGCGAAGGTTGCCGTGGTCGCCGTCTTCGTGATCGCCGTCGCACCACCAACCGCGATGAGACCCTGCGGCTCGTGGGCTGCGTGTCCGAGGCCGGTCAGGAACTTCTGGGACTCGAGCGTGTTCTTCGCGTCCGCGAAGACCATCGCCATGTCCTGCTGGATTCCTGCCCAGTCCTCCGCGATCTCGATGCTCATCGGGATGAACGCCATCGCCTTCTCGATGTTCACGACCGGCTGTGCGAGGACCGGTGCGTCGTCTCCGGCCTCCTGCGCCTCGGCGGTGAACATGGCGGTGGCACCCGCCGTGTTGATGAAGTCGACGGTGTTCACGTTCGTCGTCCTCGTCCGGGCGAGGCCGCGGATCGGGTTGACGACACCGGCGTTCGTCAAGAGCAGCGTCGTGTCGAGCTCGACGGGGACGGCGTACCCGCCGGCCGTCGTCGTCAGTGACGCGGTGCGCTGCATCTCCTGTCCGACGACCATGCCCTGCGTGCGGACATACGTCTCGAACTCCTTGCTGTACTTCTTGCTGCTAGTCGTGATGAACCTGAGTGCGACTTCCTGGTCCATACCGACGAGGTACTCGGCGTCCGCCTGCGCGTCCTCGCGGTTGACACCGGAGACGGCATGACGGTACCGCTCGTCGATGATCTTGAGGGCACCGTCACGGTAGCCCTGCTCCAACTCGTCGAGCGAGGTGGAGCGTGCGCGGTATTCCTCAAGTGCTGTCGGGTCGTCAGGGACGACCGACTGGCGCCGCGTGTTGAACTGCGGTCCCCTGGTCGGCTCGACCTCGGTGTTGCGGTCGTTGCCTTCCAGTTCTACGATCCGTGCTCGGCGTGCTTCCAGCTCGTCGATGAGTTTGTCGTTGCCGACCAACTCCTCGTTCAAGCCGTTCCACCGAGAACGGGTCTCGTCGTCGAACGCCTCTCCGGCGTTCTCGACTTCGATGTCCTTCAAGTCGGAACGAATCTCTTCGTTCCTCTCCCGAAGCTGGCTTACAGACGCCATGACGGCGCCACCTCCTCTTCGTCCCGTTCGAGACCCCAGAGCGGGGTCGACTCGTCCTTGTCTGCGGCTCTCCATAGTTCGGACGTGCCCGTCAGGACGGCGTCGCCGGAGGGTGCGGTCACAGCGTTTTCGGCGCTGTTCATCATCTCGTCTGCGTCGGCAGGCTCATCCTGCTCGTCTTCTTTCGCCTCGACGGAGATGAGGTCGCCGAGGCTGTTGAGGATCGTGTTCATGGCTGCGATGTCGGGTGCGTCATCGGGATCATCTTCGACTGAGATGAACGCCTGACCCAACTGGTACATCTGGGTGAGGATCGACACCGATTCGATGTCGGCCCTTGTCGGGTCCTCGCCGCCGAGCAGCCGACGGAGCAGCTCCTCTGTCGGGAAGCGGCCGAGAACGAACTCGTCCGTGAGGCTCCTGACGCCGGCACTCGTTCCCGCATAGGCGGGCAGAGGCGTCGGGCCGAGCTCTCGCAGATAGGACTCGTTGATCGTCCGCTCGAGGATGCCCTTCGGATTCCACGCTGACCGCTTCGGCGAACGGACGTCGTCTTTGCGGACGATACCGAACCGGAAACTGGACCCGTAGAGGCCAGCCTCGAGGCCGGGGATCAGGCTGCGGTTGTAGTCGGTGTCGAGAAGCTGCACGTCGTAGCGGAGTCCGCCGCTCTCCTCAGCGAGCTTCGTGATCGGACCCAGCGGCTTGAACCCAATCGAGGGATCTTGTCCGTGATGGAATAGGCAACGGATCTTGCTCTTGTTCTCCGAGATCGTCTTCTTGAACGCTCCCGGCATGAACCGCTCGAAGAAATGGCCTTCGTAGCTGGACCTGATCTCGGTCCATTCTCCGAAGACGGCTGCGGTTCCTGAGAGGATCGGCATGTCACTACCCTCCGACCTCTTCAACTCGAAGGTGCTCGTCGTGCGGACGAGGTCGTCGCGGGGTGGTGTATCCATGTCGCTCCTACTCGTTGACTTCAACATCTTCTGCGCTGCCGCTGTCGCCGACGCCTTCGCGCTGGCCGGCACGTTCGACTGCGGGATGCGGGAGAGCGCGTTGCGGACGTGGGCGACGTCGACGTTGCCCTGTGCGTCCTTGACCGGGAAGTGGCGCAGCGAGCGCGGAGTCGTCTTTCCCTCGCCGTCCTTCTTGCCTCCCGGCTCGATGTAGAGGAAGCTGCTGTCGGGAAGGTCGTCCATGTATGCGCTGGTCCACTGTGCGCGGGTCAGTTCCATCTGTGAGCCCCCTTTCGCGGGCAAAGAAATACCCACTCTGGGTGGGCTAGATGATGGAGTGCTGTCCCGGTCATACGGTGTCGTAGATCACGATCCTGTCGATCAGTTCACGTTTGCTGCGTGGCAGTTCGCCGAGCGTCTCGCTCGAGACGGCTGCGGCCTGGAAGATGAGGGTCGGCATCGGAGCCAACGGTTGTGCTCTGATAATGGGTGTTCCTGGTGTTTCGGTGATGGTGAGGCGCGGCGCGAACGCGGTGACGATGACTGTTGCGTGTCGTGGTCGGAGTTGGACGGTCCTGATCGGAGGCCGTTTGGCGCTGATGATGCCGCCGAAGAACGGTTCCTTTTCGGCGCCGCTCTCTATGCCCGATCCGAAAGTGGAGACGATTCCTGTCCCCGTCTTCTCAACGTCGATGTTGATGAATCCGGAAGCGAACGCTCCGACTTCGCCGAAGCCAGACTTTTCGTAGACGACTCCGCCACCAGAGATGAACTGGGACGCTCCTGCTGCGAACGCCGCCGTATCAGCGAAGCCTGTCTCGACGAAAACGGAGGCGCTTAGGCCTGAGCCGACAAGACCGGCGATTCCTGTTCCGGTTTCGCTTGGCTGGTCAACGTCAGCACCGAAACCGTTTGCGTCGAGAACCGCGAAGCCGCTCTTATCTGCGGTACCAGCACGCTCCGACGCACCGGAACCGACTGTGCCAACGACGGCGAAGCCACTGTCAACATCCACCGAAGCGGAAGGACCAGCCGCGAACGTGCCCGCCTCACCGAATCCAGTCTCGGATGGCATGTCAACGTCGGCACCTGAGGCGGTCGCGTGCAGAATCCCTGCACCCGTCTCGCTGGGCATGTCGACATCGGCTCCGCTTCCTTGCGCGTGGACGGTGGCCCATCCTGCCTTCGCCTGAACATTGAGCTCGGGTCCGGAAGCGAACGTGCCAACCTCTCCGAATCCTGTCTTGTTGAGGATGAAGTTGTCGCCGCCAGCACCGACTCCGCCCACAGTGGCGAAGCCTGTGTCCACATCAGTTGACTCACTTGGCCCTGCACCAACCGATCCTGCGACGGCGAAGCCGCTATCAACATCGATCGAGGCGCTCGGGCCTGCTCCGACAGATCCGGCAACTCCAAATCCTGAATCAACATCAATCGAGGCGCTCGGTCCTGCGCCGAAGGTGCCGGCCTTGCCGAATCCTGTTTCTGATGGCATGTCGACATCCGCGCCAGAACCGAATCCGTGAACTGTCGCGAAGCCGGACTTGTTGAGGATGAACTGGCTCTGGCCTGCTCCGATGAGCCCGGCGATCCCAGGACCCGTCTCGCTTGGCATATCGACATCCGCACCGGAGCCGAAGCCATGACAAGTCGCAAAACCGGTCTTGGTATACGTCGCCCCCGCAGGGACGGCGGCCTGGTCGTACTTGAACGGCTGGACAAGCGGACCGGGACCTGGGAGGTAGAGATGCGCCATCTAGTTCATCGCGTAGAGAACGACGTACTGGGTTGTCCAAGATCCGGCGACGCTCAACGTCTTGGAGAGCCAGATGCTCTGGTTGACGGAATGATCGAAGGCGGCAGAGGTGCCACCGAACGGAACCTGGAGTCCTGAGTTGGCTGTTGCGGCTACCCCGCCGGAGACGAAGGCTCCAGTCCCCTTGATCGTCGCGTTATTCCCACCGGGAGCGCCCGTTGTCAGGACGACCAAAACCATTCGCACCTAGCGTCGTACCAGATGCGTTCGAGGTGGAGATTGAGGGGCTAATCGTCAATGCGCCCGTCGCAGCCGTCGTGATGAGTCCGCCAGCCTCAATCACGTAGACCTTGCCGGGACGTGGGTCGTAGGCAGGGATGAGCGCGTACTGGAGGCTGTTCCACATGCCAACCGCGCCCGTGCCCGTATCGGCGGCCAACGGGTCGGTAATCGATGGCTCACAGAGGAGGCCACCGTCCTGCAAGTATTGACGCGCCATAGCGGCCTCCTTAGCGGTGCATGAGTGGAAGGTGAACAGGCACTTGCGTTACGGACGTTGTCACAACGACAGCCGGCGAATAATCGACGTACATTCCCATGAAGCAAACATCCGCGATGCGTGTCGATGAGGTGACCTGGGTGATCCGCATCACGGGGGCGGTGCCGAGCGTGACGGTTGGCGCTTCGGTCATGGTGCCGAGCGACCATTTCCAGCCTGCACCGAATGTGCCTCCGGCGAGGCCCGACCAGAACGCTCCTGCTGTACCGGTCGCGCCGAGCGACACGTTCGTGATCGCTGGGTTGGAGACGACGCCAACGGTACCCGCCTTGGAGCTCGTCGTCACCGGGGCTGCTGTCGCAACCACCGGCAAGACGGCATTGACCGTCGCACCCGCTCCGGCCCCCGCAGCCGTATAGGTCGTCATGGTGGCGTCATAGTTCGAGTTCGCGTTGCTTGTGGCGTTGCGAATCTGGTGCAGACCGCTTCCGCTAGTGGTGTCCGCGATCCCGGTGGGCGGCGTGTTCTTTGTCGCGTTGAAGAAGTTGGTCGTGCCTGCGGCGTCGTTCGTCCAGCCCGTACCTTTCGCGCTGTCTGCGGTCGGCACGAGGAGCACGACTTCGCCTGCGCCCGGATAGCTGTTGTTGGCCGCTCCGGTCGAGTCGTTCAGGGCGACATCGTCCACGTTCATCGTCTTGTTAGCTCCGGGAGCGCTGAGAAACCATCCCCAGTTGGCCCCATTGGTGAACGCCTGAGTCCCCGACCATGTAGCGATAGACACGCCATCTATCTGGAGTTCGGCTGCCGTCCAGTTGGTAGAGGTGACCGTCCCTTTGAGTTCTATGCGATGCCAGATCCCATCGGCCGTAATAACGGAGGAAAAAGACCCCTGTCGTGCTCCACTCACCTGGAGGAAGACGGTGCCGTCCGCCTGGAGGACAGCCGTAATTTCCTGGTTGGTGCTGCTGCCCCCCAACGCGAGGATCGGCCGCAAGTTGAGACCGATATTCGCTCCGATCAGGAAATAGGCGCGTAGGAAATAGGAGGTCGCTGTTACGAACGTGGGAGTTGGAGGAGAAACCGAGATGGCAAGATTGCTGGCGGTGGAGTCGAACTTCCAGGACGCTGCCCCGCTGCGGAAGACGCTGGTGTCGCGAGTCAATGTTCCCGTGCCGGCCTTGACTCCATCCAGCCCGGTGTTCTGAGCGGCCGTGGAGGCTCCCCCATCGATCTCGGCTCCGGCCATGTAGAGACGCGCCACTAGGGGTACGCCACCACAGACTCGACAGCGTCAGCCAGCATCGTGACGCCGTGCCAGATCGAAATCTCCACGGTCGAACCGGGGCCACCGTCAACCTGGAACGACAAAGTGCCGGTGTACGGGGGGGGATACACCAAACACCCCGAGGTGTCAGCATAGGCTCCGAAATACTCGTACGGGTAAGGCGACGCCGAATCTTCAAATACCAGAGTTAGCGCCGTGGAACGCGGGTAGCCGCAACCAGTCACCGCGAAGATGCCGTACTCATAGACTGGGTTCGGCGAGAACGCGAGCGTTGCCGTCGATGGTGGCGGCGGCGGCGGTGGCTTGTGCGCTGAGGCGGTCGGAATGGCGACGAGAACTGCCGTGAGCAACAGAAATACGAGTGCGGTCTTCATGGCATAACCTTCCTTGCGCTGGGTCGCTGTTGTGCGCCGCAGTCCGATGGCGGCCCGGCACCGCTATTGAACTCCATCATCCTGTGTAGACCCAGGTAGGTGTCACCTTGATCACGTCGTTCGTGTTGATGACCACAGCCGTCGTGTCATCGAAGTTGGCGGCGAACCACAGGTTGCCGGCCGCGTTCGTGAGCGAGTTGGCGACGAAGAAGCCGTTGACGGTCCCCCAGACGGCGGTAGCCGTGGAGAACGTCACCTGTGCGGCACCCGAGCCTCGCCCAGACTGTGTGGTGCCTACGGTGCCCCACGACGAACTCGAGATCGTCTGCCGCGTATAGGCGCCGGCGTTCGACACTTCCGACCAGGATGCGATCACGGCAGCACTGGTGCCGACCGTGGAGGCGGTGAAGGCGGTGAACAGGCCTAGCCAGGTGTTGGCCGGCCCTGCACCATCCTTTGGGACGATGCCGAAGATGAGGTCGAGTCCCTCGTTCGGGAAAATCTCAGCCATGATTCATGTGCTCCTTTGCGTTCAAGTGACTGGATACAGCTGCGGTTTCGTATGTCCTTCGGACTTGCATTGGAAGCAGAACCAGCGGTCCTTGCTGAGGAAGAGGATCGTCTTCATCTGACCGCAACTCGCGCACACGGTGATCAGAGTCGGCTCCTGCTCGGCAGCGAGATACAACTCGTGCACGGGATGCCCTTGGAGCTCGTCTGGATGGCGCTCGTAATTAGCCTCGGCCACCGATGACCTCCGGGTGCTTGCCCTCCACATCGGGCATGAACAGATGCCGGAACTGTTCCTCCGGTGACGAAAATTCTGTGAGCGCCCCCCAGCGTCCGTCACGGTAGAGCGGTCGCACGTTGAAGATTCCGAGGTGGCCCATCGTCACGTCTGCGGTCGCGTAGATGCTGTAGCCGCGCGCGCGGGCGTCGGAGCAGAAGGTGACATCTTCGTTCAGGATCACGCCTCCGGTGGAGCGGAACCAGGGGTCACCGATCGCGTCGAGGACTTCGCGCCTGATCAGCATTCCTGCGTTGCCGGCGGCGTCGACCTCGAACTCTCCCGTCTCAGGTATCTCCTCCCAGCCGAACGGTTGCCAGCGCGGCAGGCCGTCTTCGTGCAGTCCGGCTTCGTGGAAGATGACGAGATGCCAGGGCGGGTTCCGTTTGGCGACGAGCGGGACGAGGATGTCGATGTCGTCGTTGTCGTCCATCACCTCGAGCAGCGACATCAGCGTGTCCTGCGGCCAGACATGGTCGTCTCCCAGGATCCAGACCCATTCGTCATCATCTCGGAGTTGACGGATGATCTGGTTCAGGTTCTCGACAACCGAGGCAGAGGCCATGACGGAGAGGTGCGTCTCCTCCGGCTGGCGGGTACCGGCGAGCGAGACCATGAACATGCTGAAACGGCCGATCTCGGCGGTGGGCAGCGCGATCGTGCCGGGTGTTTCACTAAGCATTTGTCTCCTGTGGGATGACGGCGATCTGAGTCACGAACGCCTCGTTGTGTATCCACTGCACATGAGCGGAATGACCGTTGATCGTGATGGTTCCTCGGTGCAGTAGATCGACGGCGTCTTGAGGGTGAACCGCCCAGTCTTGGTATCCGCGGTATTCCCGTTCTCCTGGCTTGAGTCTTGACGGCATCGATCCGGCTGGATGGCGTGCGCCCCCGTGGCTGTTGGAACATTCTGGCTGTTGGCATACGGGACAGCAGCAATCGTCCATTAGCTGTCCTCTGGTGCAAAGAGGCAGACGCCATCCGCTGAGTAGGCGAGCGTCACGCGGGCATTCTCGACGTGCTGGTCGCCCATGTCTGCTACGGAGACGAGCGTGTCCTGGCTGCGGCCACCGTTGTCTTGGCAGACGATCGCGTAACGGAAGTCGCCAGTGAATCCGTCCCATGCGACATCGCCGGCGGCGAGCATGACACCGGACGGGTCGGCAGGCTCGACTTGGCGGGCGCGGAGCTTCATTCCGCCGCGGTCGTAGCCGGGTCCGGTGCCGAGCTCAAAGCCTTCAAGGTCGGAGCGTGTCCTGTGCGCCATTGTGTCTGGTTGGTAGTCGCTGGTTACGAGCACGACCTTGAAGTTGTCTTGGACCCAGTCGACGTTGCGTTGCGCGAACCTGGTCAGGAAGCTGTCGTAGACCATCGCGCTCACGCTCCGTCGTCCTCGTCTTCGTCCTCGGGCATTTCGGTGATCGTCACCGAATCGCCATCGTCGAAATCGATGCGGCGAGCCTCACCATCAGTTACGACAGCCGAACGTCCGTCTCCGTAGTCGACGCGGCGCTTCTTTGCGCGCTCGATCGTCACATCAACGTCAGGCGGTTCTACGTTCACTTGGATGGCGCCCTCTTCGATCCGGGTGGGCTCGACGGTGATGTTCGCCGGTGGCGGAGCTTCCACAACAACCGCACCCGGTTCGATAGTCGTCTGCGGCGCGTCAACATGGACGTCAGGTGCAGCAACATCGGTACGGATCGCCCCCTCCTCAAACGTGACTTCGGCCGGATGCGCCTGGATCGAACCCTCCTCAAACGTCACAGGCGCCTCCACATGCACATCCGGGGTTGTGATCTCAGCCCGGATCGCGCCCTCATGGATGTTCACGTCCGGTGCCGCCGGGAGCTGGAACGCGCCGTAGTCGAAATGGACGTGCGTGTCTGAACGCGCGGGCGGCGCAGGAGGAGTGTTGCCGTTCCCGTTCGTAGGTGCCGTCTGTGCGGGAGGTGGAGCGCCGGGTTCCGTGTTCGGAACCGGGACTCCGGCGAACAATCCCTGCTTCGGAGCGGTCGCGGCCTGCAACTGGACGCTGAACAGGCCGCTGTGCTCGAGAAGGCTGAGATCGTTTGATGTGACAGCGGCTATGACGGTGTCCGGCTTGTAGCCAGCATCAACCAAGTAACGGATGGTGATGGATTCCTTCTGCAAAATCTCTGCCTGCTCGACGGCGTCTTCCTTGAGGAAGCTGATGTCGCGCGGGTCGGTGGAAAGGTTCGCGTCTCCTGGGACGTTGATGATGTTCGATAGGGCGCCGGCTGCCGAGTTCCAGAGGTCCAAGATGACTCCGTCGACGAAGTTGCGGCGTGCCGCCTGATAGTTGCCGGTGTTCAGGCTCGAACCCTGCAACCCCTCGGACAGGCCGACGATGACGGGCGGCGTTCCGGCCGCGGCGGCGATCCTTGTCTCGCCGGCGCCAGTCACCAGCCGGTAGTCGAGCTGCTGCATGTTCGCCCCGACCGGGGTCGCATCCACACCAGCCGCAGTGAACATCCACTTGAAAGCGTTACGCGGCCCACGGTGCGCTTCTTTGAACGCCTTGACTTGCTGTTCGTACTCTTTCAGATCGGGAGTGTCGAACTTGACGACCATGTTCGGTGTCGGGTTCTCGAAGAACCTGAGCTTCGACTCGGTCGCCGCCTTGTCGGCCATCACCTCACGAATCAGCGGTGTGAGCCAGCTCATGCCTCGGAAGCGTGCTTCCGGGTCCGCGATCGGCGCCCAATGAGCTACATCTTCGGGCAGGAAGGTCTCAGTCTCGTAGCCTTGTGTTCCGTAGCCACCAGGCGAGTAGACGTAGCCAAGCACTTCGGCGTCTGTCGCCCAGGCGCCGATCTCCGGGTTCGTGTTCGACCCGATCACGATCGTCACCCAGTCCGGTCTGAGCATCGCCAACCCGTCGCCTTTGCGGACGACGAAGCAGTTGCCGCCAAGGTCGACGTGCATAATCATCCGGGTCAGGAGTGACTGTGTGGTGCCACCAACCCACGGCGTCTCCAATGGTTGAAGTTCAGGGGTCCCGAAGTAGTCGGTTAGGCGTCCGTCTCTGAGGCGTTGGAACTGGAAGCGGGCCTGGTTGAAGTGGCGTGCTCTCGTCTGCATACACGAGAAGACGACCGAATCTGACTTGTAGGCGAGGTCGGTGATGGCCCGGTAGGCGGGTCCGATGACCTCCTGCTTCTGGCCGGGCTGGGTTTGTTGCGGCCCTTGGGTGAAGTAGGCGTTGCCGTTGTAGATGAACTCGTTGAGGTAGGCGATGTAGCCGTCGAGCGAGAACT